ACCAGGCTGCACATAGCGCCGCAATGTAGGATTGTTCGCGCCAGTGCTGTGCCACAAAACGCCTTTGACATCCATTTTCCGAGTGCCCTGATAGCAGGTGCTATGGGTCTGCATACATACCAGGGGCTTGTTGCGCTCTGAATATTTCATAGCGCTCCCTCCTTTCTGAATGGTCATAGCGAACTGGTCATAGTACCTCTGTCCATACTCAGCCCGCTTTTTCTGAACGCCCACACTTTGATTTGCCGGCCTCTCATAATTCAGCAATACAGCGTTGGACGCCTCAAACACGGAAAGAGCCGTCTTCAGCACCGCCAAAACACTGGGGTAACTTTCAGACAGCTCTTTCCAAAGAAAGTCCAACTGCATATTCAGATCGCCGATAGATTTGCCAGAAGCCTTTGCAAAGTTCAGAAGGGCTTGCTTCCGACTCCAATAAGTCCATTGTGCGAGTCCAAAACCCGCCTTGTCCTGCACGAAGTTTGTGTAGGTGCCATTATCCACAGCGGCAACATAGGCGTTGTCGTTCATACCGAGAGCATTTTCATAACTGTTCTGCAAATTCTTGGGGTTAAGGCCGCTCTCAGCAAACAAATTGCCCATCAAACCGGCGATCCCGTACTCGTTCAACCCTTTCGCACGAAAGTAGTCGTGAATTACTTGCTCATTCATATATTCCTCCCTTACAGATCAGAAAGCCCCGTCTGCTTCTGGGCAATGATCTCACCATCAGCAAAATACTTTCCGATTTCTTCCTCATCGTCGATGTCCTTGTATGTCGCAACCATTTCAAGACTGTCCCAGCCGATAATGGTCTTGATTACAGAGTCCGGCAGATTGGCTTTGGCAAGCGAGGTTGTAAAGAAATGCCGTAGACTGTGCCAATACACAGGGATTTCCAGGATAGCGGAGAATGTCTCCGCCCAACTGTTCAGTGTGGAAATCGGAAGCGGTTGTGTAAAATCTTCCTTATTGGGGAACAACCACTCACTTTCAATTCCCAACTCCTGCCGCTTTTCCAGCCACCGATCCAGATACGGCTTAAATGGCTTTGAGAGCACGTAACAAGTCAGCATTTTACCGTTGACACCACGCCCTTTTGTCCTGATTTTCTCAGGCGTTTTGTAAAGTGAACCGTAGATAATGTTTTCGTCATCAAAGTACGATACCTTGAACCGCACCAGCTCAGATTTGCGCCGTCCCGAATATCGCGCCAACGCAAAGCAGCAGGCTTTCTCATACTGCCCGTGTTCTGTAAGGTAGTCCTGGAGTGTGTCGGCCTGCTCATCGGTCAGCACCGTCTTCTCCCTGGTAGGCTCATTGATCGGGTTCTCAATCTTCCGAACGATTGAACGGAAGTTGGGTAGCTCGTCATCCAAAATGGCTTCAATATAGTTGCTGAGAGAAGACAGCGTTGCTTTCAGCCGGCGCACACGCGCAGGTGAGTTTTCGTTGTTCCGCAGCAGCCAGTTTTGATAGGCAACAATATCTCGTTTAGAAATCTCAGGGAAATATTTGTTGTCAGCATTTTGGAGCACCCACACAAAGAAGATGTATAGGTCACTGGTATACGCTTTTACAGTAGACTCCGCCTTGCCAACCGACCTCAGATAGTCCAGGAAGTCATTCATCAGCCGAATGTTCTTTGGATTGATCTGGGCAATCAACTCAGGCGAAGTGATTTTGTTTTGCTTTGTCTTTCGTCCCATATCCCTCACCTCCTATATGAAAAGAGCTGCACCCGAAAAAGGTGCAGCTCTCAAAAGAAATGGTTAGCAAATAGTAGTTTCATTCTGTAATTAGAATGTGTATCGCGGTCTTTCTCCGCCCTCTACCGCATATCGCATCCAGTCCAGCATGACAATCCCCACAGCTGAGGCCGCAATCCAGATAAAATAGAACGGCAAACAAATTTGACCCAGAATATTTCCAAACAAGTGAGAATAATCCCAAATCCCCAGCCCCAGCCAGATATTGAGGATAAGACCAGCTACGAACTCCGCAGCAGTAATCGCTGTAGCACAAATTACAGCCTGCATCCACAGAGGCATACTCCAAGGCAATTCTGCTCCAAACCGCTCCAGCGGAATAGCCAGGAAAATAGCAAGCGCAAACATCGTCCAAGAAATCGTCTCTGGCCTGCCCTGGAATGTCTTCCACGCGACTTCCATAAAGAAATACAGCCCGCCAGTCCACATCCACAGAAGCAGGGACAGCACCCATTTTCCTACCTGTTCTCTTTTCATAGTGCATCCTCCTCCCACGTTCCGGCAATACTGCGAAGACGGTTCAGTTCTTTCAATCTCTCCTCTTCCATAACCTCAGCGCCAAACTGCTCCAACACATAGGCTTGTGCTTTGATGATCTCAGCCTGACGGATGCAAATATCCGTCAGTTCTGAAATCAGTTCAACTCCGCTCATGTAGTCTCACCCAGCCGTGCAACAATGGCCTGCATTTGCGTCTGAGCGACTGCCAGCTTGTCCGCCAGTTCAGTGGCATAAGGATCGGGGAGAGTCATTCCGTACTGAATTGTGGTGATTTCTTCACTGGTTTCCAGTGAATTTACATACGCCTTGAGTGCATTGTGATATGCGGTCTGGGATGTGATGTGGCCTTGGGCCGCAATGTAGATTTGCGCGATCTCCTGTGCAGAATAGACCGTACAGGTGCCGTCATCCGCCTGATAGGGGAACTCGGTGCCTCCCAGCTCAACCACTCGGAATAGGTTGTTGATGTTGCTCTGATCCTCCAGAGCCAGATTGAAGTGATCGGTTCGCTCACCAATCTGCACATCAATACCCGCCACAATGACAGCATTGCACGCTTTGGAGATTTCCAGCAGCTTCGCTGTCCGAATCGTATCAAGCGCTGTGTCACTGCCCAAAATTTCAACAGCGTCCTCCGTAGTGATCCAGCCCTTTTGAATAGCGTTCAGCACACCGACACTGGTTAGAACCTTATCATTGTACAGCTGCGCAATATAGTTTTTGTCCATAGCTCAACCCTCCAAAATGTTTACAATCAGCCCGTCAATAACTTGCTTCTGCTCCGCAACCAGGATGCCTCCGTCAATCTTGGAGATTACTACAGTAGCAACCGCTCCAGGGAGTTCATCTCTGCCAAGGATATGATAAGGTACGCTTTGAATAGAAAGCCCCTGAGCATCTTCTTCCGTTGCGGGCACATAGCAGCCATTCTCGTGTAGGCGAATGAAAACGGGCTGATCTACATAAGCCATTACCGTATTGCCTTTAATGACCTGATACATATAACCACTTCCTTTCAAATATTGATAAGCTCTTTGATATGCCGCAAATCCGCAATAGAGGCAGTATAGAAATCAGGACTCCACAGCCAGAAGTCTTCGTGCTCTTTCCTGCGATACTTCTTGCAAACAGAGTCGTTACCCACCTTATCCCATCTGGTCTGATACTTATTGTCTCTCTTTGTCAATGTAGAGATAATATCAATGGTCAACTTCCCCCGCTCCTCCCACTGGCCGTCATCGTTTTGGGCAAAGTAATCCAGGCCGTTCTGACTGGTTGCAACACACACGGGTTTTCCATCAAGTGTCAAGATACCATCATACGCCTCCAGATGCGTGCCATAGGGAATATTGACTTCACCAGAAATCCCTTTGAACCTGGCTCGTCTTTTTGCAACATAGTTCCTGTGCTCCACAATAAATTCCTCCAAACATAGCAAAACGCCTGAGACATACGCCTCAGACGTTCGTTGTTATTTATTTAAGCTGTTTGCATAAGCTGTTTTTGTTGTTCCAACTTTCTATATTTTTCAAAGATTGCATAATGCAGTCTCCGCAGTCGTAACAGCCTACCGTGATCGTTATAGTTCTTATAGTACGCCGTTTGGCACTCCATGAACTGATCTATCTCAGCAAGTGTCCGTTTGCCTTGCAAATATTCACGATGGAACAACTTCAACTTACGGCGGGCGCTCTTCATCCCGCACCGATTACCGTTGACCTTGATTTTACCCGTTTCCAGCAGAGTGAACCTTGCTTTACAGAAACGGAATCCTTTCGGACTGGCAAGTGGAACGATTTTGCATTTACGCCGATTGACTTGAATACCATATGACTCCATCATTTTTACGATTCCACGAGCAATCTTTTTCAATTCCTCGGTATCAGGAAGGATGATATAATAATCATCCATATAATGGCCGGCACAGTGGATTCCCAACTGACACTTGATATAATTATCAATGGCACTGGGCAACGCCACCATCTCTTGTTGGCTCGGTTCCACGCCTAATGGCATACCCCGCCCCGGAGCAGTAGCTGGGGCGGTAGTAACGATGTAGTCCGCAAACGCTCTAACCTCTGGGTTAAGCATCAATTTACTGTGCCGTTGGTAAATCAACCGACGATTGGCGTTAGGAAAGAATTTCTTCAAATCCATAAGAAACACTGCACCCTCACGCCCATATCGCCGGTAGTGCCACGCAAGCTGTTCTTTAAGCCGACGGAATTGCCAATGCAAACCCTTGTTTTTCTGACTGGCTGCATTATCAACTATCATGCTTGGCTCATACAGTGGAATCAGGATCTTGTTGCTTTCCACCTTATGAATTTGCCGGTCTACGATATGAGGGGCGTCGATGGGGCGAACCTTCCCTCGCTCACAGAGCATAAAGTGAGAACAAGGCTGTGGTTTCCACTTTCCGCTGACCACCATCTGACGCCTCTTTGCCGTTCCAGAAAGCAAGTGCATTTCAAAGTTTTGGGTGCTCTGCTTCCAACGAACGCCCTTACAGCACTCCTTCCCATAGAAGAACATATCGTGGTAGTTGTAGATTTCGTTAAGTGATCCTACCGCATCACTCCGCTCTTGCCTGTTGGCCTGCCGTCGTGCCTGACGGCGCTGATAACGCGCCTCTCGGCGCTCTTCGCTTGTCATATTTTTTATTCGCCCTCCGCATAGATGTCTTGTAGGTGCGTGTCTAATACTACGTTGACCATACACATGAAACGGGGTTAACGCAATCCCCCGCCATGCAAGTAGCGTCCGTGCATGGTCGTCAAAGGGCCGTTTTAGGCTTTCACCAGGGAAGTATTTCTCCTTTTGCAAAGGTCGTCCTTCGCCGAAGCTACTACCATTCGACCTCGCACATTGCAAAATCCGGGGCGCACACCCGCCGACCAGGAAGCATTGTTGTTGTTGATGTTGCCGTTGTTGTTCACATTACAGAAATTGTTGTTGTTGTTGTAATAGGGGGAACGCAACCACCACCACACAGCAGTGTGACTCATTTACAGAAATACACCCATAGACCGATTACTGCTTTTTAGTTTGTGCCAGTGCCTTAGTAACACCTCTGAGAAGTTCATCTTCCTTGTCGATCAGCAGCCCTAAACTTTCCGCCATACGATCAAGTTTCTCAACCGCATCCGCAGATTTCAACTGAACGCCTTTACTGTTCGTAAAGCATCCTTCTGGGTTCTGCATCATAAGAAGATAGCAATGCGTAAGCCGCACATCCAAGGCTTTCAAAGAAGCCCTTGCTTCCAGCAGGTGTGCCTTGCGCAATGTCTTTCTCTGGTCGTCTGAGGGGTAGATACTGTTTGCCATTTCAGCTTGATCCACCACCTGGAATATCTTGCAGACAGCCTTGTAAGAAAATTTAGCGTTTCCACATAAAGTTGGTTTGCCGTATTGACAAACTCCGCCTTGCTTGTGGTACGCTTTGCTTTAAGTACCGACACTGTTTTTCTCCTCTTCTACTGCTTTTTTAGTATCTATCACCCCGCGCTCCTGCTCAACTTGTTCCAGGTGCTTGATTAAGACATACTCGATGTAATTTGTCATGGATCGGTGCTCATTCGCCGCAAGCGTACCAATCTTATCAAACACGTCATCAGTCAGACGCAGGGTAAACACTCGTTTGGTTGTCGCCATATTATCGTACCTCCATCTAACTGGTATAAGGTATATTATAGGGCGACGTTCATGCTTTGTATGCAGTCTTTAACCTGTCAAGTGATAGCACTTTTTTGGAAAACTGCAAAAAAGCCCATTTTTCAAAAAATCGCGTCGGCGCTTCGCGCCGACATTGTTTTCCGTACCGAAACTTTCTGCCTCTATCGGAGCACCCGCCCACTGACGTGGGCGGGATATAGACCCGATACACTGCGGCAGATTAGACAGAAAAGCCGGGGCGCACACCCGCCGACCAGGAAGCATAGTTGCTGCCGATGCTGCCGTTGGTGTACACACTACAGAAACGGGTGGTGTTGTAGTAATAGGGGGAACGCAACCGCCACCACACAGCAGTGCTGTTCGCACTGTGATTATAAGCTACCTTAGCGTTTCCACTCTTATAGTAGTCATACTGAAGCTGGTAGTTTTGCTCTGCTGAGTTTGCGTAATTTCTGGTTCCAAAAACCTCGAACTCAGACAAAAGGAACAGGTAATCCGTTGTCGCAGTCACATAGCTTGCTGTGTTAGAGCCGCCGCCAGTATTATCGGTATACTTCGTCACTGACTTCATAACTGCTCTCAAATCGGCAGGAAGCGCCGCCATCAGGCTGTTCGCCAAGGGGCTGGTCGGACTATTGCTGTTGCCCAACAGCGTCTTGCGCATCGCGCTGTTGTTCCATCCCCCGCTGTTGGTGCGGGAGGTATTCATGTGGAAATATCCAGCGGAAGTTTGCTCGTTGTTGTATTTGCTGTCGCAAAGTGCCACATCTTTCCCACTAATTTTTCCGATTTGGAAGTGGATACGATTTGTTCCCTCCTTGGCACTATTGTGATTAAAGCCCAAAATAAAAACATCAACGGAGAGGTTAGAGAAAGTATAATTCCCCGCCTTACCATTGAGCTTAATGGTTTTGGTATCACCAACATTCCAATAGCTTGCTGCAAGACCAGCATCAGACACTTGCTTGATTTGCTCCCATGTATAGGTGTTCAGCTTATTCCCTTTTGCGGGCATAAACTGAGCTGTCACTTCAACCGTTTTATTAGCAGGAGCAGTATAATTGCTTCCCGCTGCAACCTTGATGGTAATAGTTGCTGATCCGGTGGTCTGATTCACATGGTTAATGGTCACGATATTGCTGGATACGCTTACTGTTGCAACACTGGTATTGCTGGATGTAGCAGAGATTGCGCCATCACCAGGACGAGTCACAGTCACAGTGTCACTCAGCTTTGATGTGTTCAGGGTTACAGAACTCTTACTCAAAGTTAAGCTGCCAGCCGCCTTACCAATGCTCCACGATACAGTCTTAGCCGTTGTAGTACCGTCAGGCCACATATAGTCATCTTTCGGAGTAAAGGTGGCGTTGTAACTCGTGGCATTGGTGCCTGTGGTCACACCGCCCAGTGTAAGCTGTGCGGTGTTATAGTTACTCCAAGACGGGGACTGCGGTGTGTTCTCTTGGAATGTCAAACTACCACTTTGACTGGGGACATTCGCAATCGTCATCCTGTTCGCTACACCAGTTTTGCGATTAGCGGCGTTAGTGTTGGCTTTGCCGTCTGTAGACATGGGGAATAGAGAGACATAGTAAGTCGTTCCATTCTTCAGCCCTGTCGCCACCAGCGGGGTACTTGAGTGGCCGTTGCGGGTTGTGCTGGTATGGGTATATGCGGCGTCAGGATCGGTGGGAGAGGCAGCATAGCTTCCCTCTTTCACGACCACAATCGTGGACGCCCAGGTCGCACGGGTAACACCGTCAGTAACAACAGTAGCGGCAGGATCAGTCCACTTGATAGACAACTTCCCATTGCCCGCCGCTGCCAAAGTAATTCCAGATACATCACCGACCGCCACAGGGTTGGGCGTCGCACTAAACTCATCGTCGGCGCTATCTGTATATGCACTTGAAGTGGTGTACGGGAAAAACTTGTAGAAATACTCCACACCATCTGTCAAACCGCTATCACAGAAATAGCTGTTCTGATAAGCGTTTCTGGTCTTGCTGTCTAAAACGACAGTACCGTCTCTGCGGCTCACCGGCGCACTACCCGCCTTGCGAACCAAAAGGGTTCCTCCCCAGCTTGCCAAAGGCGAACCGGCAACAACCAGATCGTCAGGATCTGTCCATTTAACATAGACCTTTCCCGCCGCTGTCAATGTCTGAATGCCCGAAACTGCGGCCAGAGCAAGACCGCCGCCGCTGCCGCCGCTGCCAGACGGGAAATTTCCAATAATAGGCATAGTAACCTCCTTCTTTCTTTATCCCAAAAGAATGATGATGACTGGGATATCACAATAGGGCTTATCACCATTAGCAAAAATGGTTAGCGCACCATCAGTCTGGTCGCCAACCATCAGCTCTGCCATATAAACAGCATCAGTCTGTTCAAGTGTAAGATTTTGTCCAACACCAATAATGCCGTTTGTATCAGGTGTAAGCCCCTCGATTTCCAAAGTCTGTGAATACTTTGAACCTGTCCAAACCCAATCGGAAGATGTTAATGAAGCCTGGAATGACTGACTTTTGATTGCTTTTTCAGCCAAGACCTCATCAATCATCTCCATATTGGAATTGACCAGGCCGTTTAGTTTTTCCCGCCACTCTTTGAACTTGGCGGTATCATCTCCTTCGAGATAGAATCCATAGTTTTTTGTCGCGCTCATATTCCTTCCTCCTCTCGTTAATCGAGCAGGATAAGGGTAATCGGGATGTCGTATGTCGGTTTATCACCACCATACGCAACCGTAAAAGACCCATCGGCCTGGCCGCAGATATACAGCTCCGCACTTGCCACAGTCTCACGTTCCGCCGTTGAAATGTCTTGAGATAAACCGACTACACCATTTTGATTTGCAGTTAGCCCCTCAATCTCAACAATTTGACGATTGTTTTCCCATCCGGCAACGGTCAGTGTCGCATTGACTGAGCGACTAATTTCCCCAGAGATTCCGGGCAAATTTTCCACTTTATCGGACAAAGCGCCAATTTGTTGCGCCTGCTCTTCGATTGCATCAGCGGCGGTCTTAGCGACCTGACCGATCAAGGCGCTTTCCCGCAATCCAAACTGTTTCAAGTGCTCCAAATATGGAACCTTATTCACTGCCACAAGATTCACCTCCACCTATCCTAAATACAAAAGAGGAACGGCATATGCCGTTCCTCTTTATACAGCCATTATCTGAAATTAGGCGCTAACCTCCGGAGTATCAGGAACACCGAAGATTTCATCCAGCATTTCCTTGACCTCAGCATCAGTGGCGATCTCCACCACGGTCACATCGGCACCGTCAACGCTGATTGCACCAGCGGTAGTGCTTGCTTCAACCTTAGAAAAATCAGTAGCAGACTTGCCGCTGTCGGTCAAATTGCCATTAGCATCCAGGCCGGCAAAGTTGCCAGCGATAGCGCTGCCGACCTTATCAGCCTTGCCAGTGATATCAACCACATCGGACTTAGGCACATACAGGCCATCGTCTTTCTTCACCAGGGCGTTGTTTGCCTCAGCGGAGATATTCACATCCACGCTGATCTCATAGCCGCTCACAGTCACGGTAGCAGTGCCATCACCAGCCTTGGCCTTATAGGTGTCCACCAGAGCGGCCATATTTAGGAAAGAGTAGGTAATCGCATCGCTCCCGCCCTTGACGGCCAAAACCATAACAGGCTTGCCCTCCAGATTAGGGTCGGTCGCCCCAGCATAAGTATCTGCATCAAAAGCAAACTCGCTCACAAACTGGGTCTTAGTCTGATCCAGGAACAGCTCTGTAGGGAAATCAAAGCTGAACGCAGGGGTGCCGCTCTTATCCTCGG